TCGTAGAGGCAGCCTGCCCGAACGCATGAATGCCAATCTCCGAAGGACGGAGGCTATCGACCGGGCTTTCGTACTGGCGAATGTTGGGCATCACCGCACCGCCTTTTCATAATCGACGCGCTTGAAGCCATCCTCACCCATAGCCACTGCCTCAGGCCGAAGCTGCTCCACTTCGTCCGCCATCATGCCGACCCGGACGGTATCTTCGCCCACGAGCCGATACTTATAGAAAGACAGGCCGTTGAATGCAGTGCCGACCCGAACCACGTCCACCTTGAGGCCGCGATCTGAGAACATGAAGGCCGCCGCGCCAATACCGATTGCGCCCTTGAGCAAGCTGCCCCACCCACCAAGTTCGGCAGCGGACGCGGCACTCTCGGCCGCCTGTGCTTGAGCATCCATCGCGAACGCCTGTTGCATGTAGGCGTTCTCCTGGATGTGGCCCTGAAGATCAATCAGCCCCTTGGCAAGCGCACCCTGCGCGGTGCTGTCGCGCAACAGATCGAGAGCGGTGCCCGAGGCCGCGAAGCCCGCCCCGGCTACGTCCGCTTGCTGACCGCCGATTGCCTTGTAGATTTTCCGGCCTTCCTGAAACTCCTGGATGTCAGCGGAAACCTTCGCCAGCGTAGCATTCTCGCGCGCGAGCCCGGCGCCCTGCCGATAGAACCCGGCCGACGCCCGGTTGCCTTTGGCGAGTTCCCAACTCCCGAAGGCTCCGAAGATGTCGCCCACGGCTCCGCCGATGCCAGCAAAATTCACTGGTCCACCGCCAAAGCCACCACCCATATTCATGCCTTCGCTTGCCATATCACTTATCCTGTGTCACCTGAAAGCCACCCACCGCGCACACTATCGCCGGGTACGGCCGGGTCACTTCCCAACAAATCTGCCCGTCCATATCGTTATCACCGGAGAGCGGTTCGGTCCACATCCCCGAAAACAATTCGGTTTTCTCATAAACAGTCCCGCCGGCCGTCTTGAATAGAGCGGGCTTCAAGTTGGTGAAGCTGGTCCCGAACTTGATGCCCTTGCGGATGCAGTTCTGAAGCAAGGCCGCATAATGATGCACGCGACGGGTCTTGCCGAAGCCCGGCCCGGCCTGCGTACCGACATCCTTCGGATCAACCGGCCGCAGCAGTTGGCCACGGGATGTATAAGTGAACCCGACAATGCACGGGATCGTCAGGGCGCCACTGTCAATCGGGCATTCCAAGTCTCCAAAGTCAACCAGATCATTCGTAGTCGCGGAAAGATGCGCGAAGGTGAACAGGTGCCGATCGTCCGTTGCATTGGCCACAGTGGTCGCGGATGCGAGCGGTACATCGCAGTACCCGCCTTCAACGAGGTAGTCACCGCAATCCAGACCCGCGGCGAAAACTGTCACCTTCTTGCCGTTCAAATTCCAGAGCCCCCAAAAGCGAATGTAAACGATACTGGAAACCGTGACCGTTTCTCCGGTGATCGGGACGATTGCATCGTCGAGGAATGCGGCAGCCGTTAGCAGATCGTCTTCCTCGAACATCGTGCCGGCCAACTCGACGTGCCGGATGCTGGTCCCGAGGTCATTCGACACGATAGCCAAGGTATCGAGATTGCCGTCGATCGACGGACCAACAGCGATGCTTTCGACTTCGCGGTCAGACCCGAGGGTGTGCTGGTGCCATGCCCGGAAATCGGGCTGATCCTCGGAACGCATCCGCACACGGCGGTAGGTGCAGCCACTCAGACCACCGTTACCATCGCGCAGCCACACGACCGGCGCCAATTCTTCCTGGTATGCAATCTCCTCGACCCCGTACCGGGTGACGTGCTTGGCGAACTCCGTCAAGTTCGGGCCGTAGTATTTTCCCGAATAAGCGTCCGCCAGATACTCCATGATCCGGCGCTTGAGTTTCTGAACGAACACAGTCGTCAATCCAGTCTTAACGGGCTCGATATTGGCGCAGCCGTAGTTGGTCATACGGTGGGCCTGGATACTAGTCGGGCTCAGAATGTTGTTGTTGTTGCTCGCGTGAACGAGAACTTCTCCGCCTTGTGTTCCGCAGACGAGCCCTTGAAGACCCGGCTTCATCCAGAAAATATCATTCTTGTCCTCGAAATTGAACGTATACGAGATCGCGTTGTTGTCTGCGACCGCGCCCGAAGGATCGGTCGGGGCCATCTCAACTTCGTCGGCTACTGCTCCGCTCGTTGTGCTTCGGTCGATAACACCGTTCGATTTGGAACCATCAATCCGATTTTGCACCAACCCGGAAAGCCACAGCCGCCCTTCGTGCCACGCCCCGCAACGCGGCCAGCCAGTCGTGTCGCTATAGACCCCAAGGCGCCATGTTCGAACGGCCGATGTATAGAGCAGTGGGTCCCCGAGAAGCTGCACGGAGACGCCGGAACCCGCCGCGCCGATTGAAGTATAGAACTGAACTTCCGAACACCCCACCAACCAGTTTGAAATAGAACTTTCGATCTCAACCCAAACGTAATTCCACGTTGTTACTGTATCAGTCGAAGTAATTGTCCGAGGACCACCAGAAACGTACCCGGCCTCCGAAAATGGTCCCGTGGTCCCGAGTAAAGTTCCATCAGACGGCGATGAAGGCGCAGTTGCTTTTGCTCGCAGCCTAAGTGTTATCGTCAAGGATTGATCGACGAAAGCCTCCTCCGAAAAAGCAAACGAAAAACCATAATCGGATGTCGGGTACACAGTAGCCGAACCAATAGCTTGCGCGGAAGCACCAGAATAATTTTTCCCGACATACGAATTTGTCCCACCCCCATCCTCACGGGCAGCCTGTTCGATATTTTGGCTTGTGTTGCCATCAAAACAAGCGGCAAGACCACCTTTCGCAGTCATATTACCAATGTTCACGGACCCCGCCAAGTCCTGCGCGATAAGACCTGAAGTCGAAAGCGCAGTTATCCGCCCCCAAGTCCAACGAGCCGCGGATGGATTAAGCACCCAAGTCGTCGTCTTCAAGCCCGGCTGGTTCGGGTTCACGTCCCCCGCGGAAGGGGTCGCACCCGTCATCGAAATCAAAGCCGTCCAATACAAATCCGCGAAAGACACTACGTTGCCGGCAGTGTAAGAAGTTTCTGACACCCACAGTGGCGGCTCCGAAAACAACCGCACAAGTCGTCCAATGTCCGTCGCTACAAACCCTTCTTCGGCAACCGCAACACCCGGCGTCACAACTTCCCAAAAAGTAGCCGAAGACGAGGGGGTATTGCCCTGGTTTTCATCTACAAGCGACTGATAATGGACACCGCTGGCAGTCACGAAATCACCCTCGTCATACGCTGTCGCTGCAACGTAAGTTTGGAATGACAAGGACAAGTTCGTAATGCCTGTTAAAGCATCTGGCGTAATCCAGGACCCTTCAATCGGGTCAAGATAGGGGCCGTCCTTAAACCTTACAGCAGCCAAAGCAACGACTTCCGCAATGCCCGGATCATCAAATGGCGTGATGTCGAGAATTTGAGGAGCCACTTCACCATGCAAAAGAACCGCGTGGTCCCCCGTCTGGATCGCTCGGATATCTTGCCATTTCTCGTCATCGTAGCTCGTAGCCGTATCGACCACACGAGCAACACGGAGGTCCGACCCGGTAAGCGAAATTGTACTGAAGGCATAGAGAACGTGCGTGATCGGGTCCGCGAGCGAGAAAGTCGTCGTAGACAGAACCACCAATTCGAACTGGCGACCCCCAAAAATCTTGAACGCCAGCTTGGTCGCCGCATCCCCGAAGATAAATTGCACAACATCCCCGCTCGCCCAACCATGCGCGGTCGTCGTGGTGATGACATTGGTAGCCGCGGTCGTCACGACTTGGTTATCCGCCCCCACAACAAGGTTCCGACCATTGAACAAGCGCAAGTGGCTGTCAGTGAACTCCAGATTATAAGGCTGTGCTTCCGAAAGAACATGTGGGATCACGCGCCCCGCCGCCCCCTCTCGGGTAGGCGCCGCAAGCCGGAAGCCCGACCGGCGCACCCACGAACCCTCCTCAACCGGGTAGCCATTGAGACACGTCCCCATCGCCCGTTTGTAGTCGGGATGGTCCATCCGGCCCTGAGCAAGTTTACTCCAGAGGCCGCCGAGGAAAGATGTCTGAACCCACGAGCCCAACCCCATGTCAGTACCTCGCGGTCAGATAGTCGTCTTCCGGGGGTTCTTCCGCCCCGATTTCGATTGCATTCACCGTCCGTGCTTCGCCCATGAAAACCTTGTACTGCCCTTCGATCTTCGACAACTTGGTCACGGATTGCGTAATCGGCTCACAGACCGCCATCGCAATCCGGCACGCCAGCCCCTCGATGAACATGTCGTCCATCGCCTGCACGTCCACAACATCCGCCACAAAGCGTGCCATAACCGGGCCGGGCTCACTGGAGACGAAGAAGTTTCCTTCCAGGTCCCAATCGCGATACCAGTTTCCGCCACCCGCCCCGAGTGGCGAATACGAGCCCGCCTTCGGGTCCTGCGCGGCCATACGAAGGAAACCCGCCGGGAGCCGGTAGGCATTGCGGGTGATCGCCTGAGACGAGGGGCCTGAGCCGATCGGGTAGAAGTGGTTGATGCTCGTCATAGCCGCGAACAGCGGCAGCCAAGTCGTAGCTGAAGTTTGGATCGTGGGGGTCTTCGCCCACGCGGACGCGATGTTAGTGGCCGTCCAGTGGACGCCCAAATTCCCAACCGGATCGTTGCCGGTGTTGGAGCCCGCGACGGAAGTGTATTTGTAGCCATCCGAGCCCGTCACAGCATCCGACGCCGCATAAATTGCCGTCTCGTCCCAATCGGTCGCCGCCACAGCCGGGGTCGTCCCGATGTTGAACTCGATCAGGCTGCGCCAGTTGAAGCCGCCTGACGAAACCACATCGTCCTTGTTGTAAGTCGTGGTCGCAACATAAGCCGTCGCGGTCGAAGGCACATCATCGTTGCCGCCCTCGCGCGACATGTAGATGACAAAGCTGCCCGCATTCGTGCCCGCCTTATAGACGAGTTCGCCCGCACTGTAAGTGAGGGTACTGTCGTAGAGGCTGACCGTCATCGGGCCGAAATACTGGTCCCACGCCGAGGTCGTGGCCGGATCGCTGGCCAGATTGGCGGCAACCCGCGAAACCCACAGGACGCCGTTCTCGTCCTTGACAATCGAGCCCACGGAATAGGTAACTTCCGTGTCCCATTCATCGGGATCGAGGATCATAGTCGTGGTGTCGATGGCCCGCAAGATCACGCGACGGATCGAGAACCGCCAAGTGTTGCGGCGAAGTTCTGGCCGGCGCAATTTGTCGTAAGCGAATGCGGTCAGCGTATTTTTCTTGCTGTCCTCGGAGACGCTTTCTATCGGGTCCTGCCCGACATGAAAGAGCGCACGGTTAGCCACATCGAGGCTATCGAGAAAAGGCATGGGTCAGTCCTCTAGTGTAGGCGCCGCAGAACGACGCTGCTGGAGGGTCGGGGCATCCGACCTACGCTGGCCAAGAACCGGGTCAACTAGCCTGTTTGCCTGGAGAGCCGGGCTAACACTGCGGTTCTGTGAAAGAACCGGGTCAGCGTGTCGGCGGGACATAAGACGCGGAATGACGTGCCGGCGCTGGAGAAAGCGCGACAGAATACTACCACGAGCCAGGATCGCAGACAAGCCCGTAAATACATAGGCTCCGACCGCATGGGCAAACGAAATAGCTTTGTAGGCCGCCTGTCCGGTGAGGGTATAAGCGCCTACCGCACTGGCCCGGCTAATCTTCTGGAAAGTTGCAATCCCGGTGAAAGCATAAGTCCCCACTGCACTCGCCCGAGATATGTGCTGGAAAGCCGCCATCCCCGTGAGAGCGTAAGTGCCGAGGGCCGCGACAATTGTATAGCCTTTCCGAAGAATAGCGTCCTGTCCGGTGAGGGTATAAGCGCCTACCGCACTGGCCCGGCTAATCTTCTGGAGGGCCGCAAGCCCGGTCAGAGCATACGTCCCGAGTGTCGCGACGATCGTATAACCTTTCCGAAGGGTCGCATCCTGCCCGGTCAAAGCATAAGTGCCCAAGGCAGCAGTTTTCGTAATTTTCTGGAGGGCCGCAAGCCCGGTCAAAGCATACGTTCCCAACTCAGCCGCGAGTGTGTATGCAACTGTTCCGCCCGGAAGTTCTGAAAAAGCTGCTTCAGAAAAAGCCGTGTGACCGAAAGACATGGCTCACTCCATCAATTCAGTCGGCCACAATATCTTCAGTTCCTCCGGTGTCTGCACTTGCTCCAAATCAAATGTTTGTGGCAAATTTCGCAAAGTCTCGCGTCCAGCCTCAATTTGGTCGGCCAAAGTAATTTGTTTCCGCCCTACCGCCTTCATGTATTCCCGATCCAGAACCTCAAGTTTCGCATTACGCGCTTGGCGAATGCGGTTCATGTGGATCGACCGAGCTTTCGGCATACTCACAGACACCCGAGAACCATCCGTCTCCCAAGCATTGCGAAAATCGCGATCGTGGTGAGGCAACTCATCGTGTTCGCATTCATGGACATTAACCGCGTCTTTCAGTTGCCAGTCGTTTCTCTCGTACACGTGCGCCCAATACGCCTTCTCGGTTAGCGGACCAAGAATACGCTCAAGATGTTCCTTTGGCGCGGGCAGGATGAACGACATTCCTCCGTCAGGTCGAGTGAAGCAGATAACTTTATTCATCACTGGTCTCCGAACATAGCAACGTGATTTTTAGTCGGATCGGCAAGAGACATACTTGCAGGCACACCAGCAGAACCGATAATCCTGACTTGTATTAGTCTGATTACACCTGCGGCCTTAGCGGTCGCTGTAGAAAAAGCCGGTGCTACGAGGAGGTCGTCTGTCGGCGCATCATAGGAGGTTGATACGGCAACATAGTTTGCAGAAGAAAAATCTGTCGCAATCGTCAGCGTCCAGTCGCCCGCCCCATTGTCTGTAATCGAAGTCATATTATATGACGCATCAATCGTCGTCGTAGTGCCCCACACAACCCAACACTTCGCGGCGCTTGGGTGGTAATGCTGGCGACCGGGAGTGACTGCCCTAGCCACATCCGTCCCGGTTTCCATTTCGGACTGGACCGCAAGTTCAATTGCGCCACTAGCCGTATCGGATGCTGCCGGTAGATCAGCGGCCAGAACAAGCTCACCAATCGCTCGGAATTTACCGGCCGGAAGATTGACCCACAGTGTTCGAGTACCGGCGCCCCAATTTACCGCGGCGCCCGCATTCGAAGATGCCAAGATCGTTGTACGAGCTAGGGTATCAGGAGCCGCATCCGTAACAGTCCCGAGCCCAACTTCCCAATCGGTCCCGTCCGTCGCAGCGTAATAGCAAGTGTTCCCCGTTCCGATACCTGCAACGAAAGTACGAAAGCCTGTCGCCGCTCCCACGAGATTGTAGGTGCCCGTGCCAGTAGTGGTTGAGGTTTCCTTAACCCGATCCGCATGAACCAGTGCCATAGCGTCATTCCTACGCTATAGTGAGGACGCCCGTGGCCGCGTCGAAGTCAACCGTGAACGTGTCGCCGTTCGCCAGCGTGACCGGCGTACCGTAATCCCACCACCCGATCAATTCGTCGTTCGTGGCCGTATCGTTATACAGAACGGCGTATTGGAATGGGCCAACCGCACCTGTCGCCGTGAACACTACATCAGCCAAGACGAGCTTGTAGGTGCCGGAAGTCTGCGCTGAAGACGAGATTGAGGCCGCGGTGCCACCAGTCGTGTAGCCGTTGCCGTTCGCGATCTGCGTGATGTTCGCGAGCACGGTGTTCGTGTTGACCGGCAACGTATTCGAGAGGGCGACCTTGAGCGTATCCGACCCGAGATTGTGCGCCTTCTCGGCCAGAAGCTCAACAAAGGACTGAAATTTGTTATACGACGCCATCGGAGCCCTCTAAGGAAGAACGGGGGCCGAAGCCCCCGTTTTGGGATTATGCAGCAATCGGCACTTCCTGCCAAGTCAGCTTCATGGAGAACAAGTCCACCGAAGCCACAAGGCCGCAAGGGAAGAACAGAACGCCGGGCGGAATGATGATCGAGCCGTCGATGAAGTCTTCGATGACTTGCCAAGTCGTTTGAACCGGGATCGTGGTCGTGGCGCCAGTGCCGGTGCCCACAATCTGTCCGTGGTTGCCGGAGATGAAGTTCGCAGTCGGCGCCGCAACAATCGTGTTCGTCGCGGCATTCGAGAACTTCGCAACGGAAGTCGGACCATTGCCCAAGAGACCACTCACAATGCCCGCAGCAACGTGGTTGAACGCAGCAACCGGCGAACCCGTCGCAGCCTGGGCGCCTGCATCCGCTTTCCAGTTGTAGCCGAGCGAACCCGCAGCGCCAACACCCGACACATAAGCCGCCGAGAACTTGAGGAGTTCGAGATTGAACCCACTACCGAGCGGGTTCCACAACGCAAACACAAGAGCCGTGGCACTGTAAATCGGGAAAGCGTTACCGCCGACCACAGAATTTCCGTGAAAGATACGACCGCGCGAGGCGCTCTCGCCGTAAGGGCTGCGGCCAGCGGCCGTCACCAACCCGCCGGTACGTTCGAACCGCGAAGAAACTTCGGTGTTGTCGGGAGACCGCTGTTCGCCAACCCGGCCCTTGAGGAAGAAAGTATCCGCTGCCATTGTCGTCTCCTGTTACGTGACCGGATTGGTCGGGTTCATCGTGCGGTTCGTGAAGAAAGTAATCATTTGCTTGAGCGCAAGGATCACTTCCTTGTGAGTGAGGCCCGCACTATCCTCAACCCGGAGTTCGATGTCGGCCGCAGCAGTCGAGGAAGTGCCGGTCGTGAAATCCGACAACTTGAACCCCTTGCCGCCGCGCTGTAGAGCAACGTAATTACTCGCCATCGTTCGTTCCTTTGTTAAGTCCTACGGTCGAGCAGGACCCCTTTCTGGAGGAGGGACGAGGCTACCGTGCTAGGAGACCCGCCCGCCGTAGGTACGCCTTACAACGTCCAATACACGTCGATCCCGAGCACTCCGGTTCCGGTCGTCACCGCGGTCGTCTTGACCGTGGCCACGATGTCGATGAACCGGTTGGGATTGGTGGAAAGCCCGAGAGCTTCCCAAAGCTGCTGTTGCTGCTTCGCGGTCGTGTAGGTCGTGCTTTCGTTCGTGATTTCCGTCCGAACCACCGCCGCAGCGCAGTCGATAACGGTTGCGAAGAAATCCTGGTCGATCGCGTCAGCCGCGAGCGGGGTCAGGTCATCGCTGTAGTACGCACCGATGTCGAACTTGCCGGCGGTCTGAGCCGCAGACTGGAACCAGATTGCCTTGACGATCGCCTCGGGCGGGAGCCGCACGAGTTGATAGGTAGCATCTTCGCTCGAAGACGCGAGCGCGGTGGCGGAACCAGAACTGATCCGCATAACACCGGGAGCGTTGCGACCAACCTTGCCGGCAATTCGCGGCGAGGCTTCGTCGTTGGTGAGGTCGGTGGCCTTGACGTGATCGACTGCCATTGGAGTATCCTCTCAGTTCACGATTACGGGTTGATCGAAGCGCCAGTGCTGTCGAGGCACGCGATCTGAATGATCTTGCCCGGCTGCAACCGAGAAGCACCGAACGACGCCTGCGTATAGACCTGCCACGGATGACCGGACAGATCGTTGCGCTGCGTGATGGTATTCTGCATATCCTTCCAGATGCCGAGGTACAGACCGCTCTTGACGTAAGCGAGAACGCCGCGAGTGTTGGTCGTGTAGGTCGGCAACCGCTCCGACATCACAATGTTGAAGCCGAGGAAGCGAGTGATCCGGCCCTCCATCAAGACCGGCCGATCGTTGAACTCGGTCGAGACCACCTGGATGTCTTCCAGAAGGTCGGCTTCCTGTTGGGAGCCGATGACCAGCGTAAGCTGGTCACTCTCGAAGTCATTTTCGTAATGCCGCAGGATGCGCTTGGCCTCCTTCAACTTCGCGACCGTGAGGCCGGAAGCCGCGGTCGAACCAAAGGTGTCCGCGACACGGAAATTCGTAGTGTTGAACGTCTCGGCCGAGAGGCCGCCAGCGTCCACGCCAATCGAGGCCGAACCAACGGCCGCGTCGATAATCGCCTGATCCCAGGAGCGCGCGAGCGCAGCGGCGGCGTTCTCGACATAGGCCGACTTCGGATCGACGATCGTTTTCAGTTCGTCGAAGCTGTCAACCTGTTGGGTGAGGTCTTTGTCCACAGGAAACACCCAACGCCGGGTGAAGTCACTGTCAACGCGACTGAGCGCAGCGAAGCGGCCAGCGGGGGTCTGCATCGCGACATGGCCAACCTGTTGCACAGGCGAAGCCATCTTGCCAACGTGGGTACCCTCGCGGACGGTGCCACGAAGCTTCGACATCTTCTGTTGAAGCTTGAGTTCCAGATTGGTTGAATACTGCGTGGTGAGGAGTTCGACTTCGAAAGCAGCCATAGCTTTACCCCGTGTTCGAGTGACCGAGCTTGGCCGTGTCCGAACCGGGGGCCGTCATTTCCGCATCGTAGCACGCAACTTTCTTGCGTGTCAAGCAAGATAATTGCGCGATTATATCAGGGTTTTCACCTTGGGGGTCAGAAGGATCGTGAAATCGCCCATCCCCATGTTCTCGCCGGCCAAGACACAGCCCCGATCCACAAAGGCAATCGACACATAATTGCCGATGATCGCAACCCACACCGTTTGCGGCTTATGCGTCGAGACTGGTTCCAGCGCATTATAGTTCGCAACAAGGGTTTTTGCGTCCGCCTCCGCGAGTGGAACGAACTTCCACATCGGGTTTTTCTCCTGAATGGAAACCCAATCCCGCGCAGGATCGGGACAGCGAGCCTCCTGCGCGAACGCCATCCCCATCAGGACAGCGTAAAGCGCCAACCCCGCGACCAACCCAAGACCCCACCATGCCTTCCGCATCGTTGCACCCTTTATGCCGCCTTCGCCACCTTCGCGCTCGTGATAAGCGTGAGCAACGCAGTCATCTCACGCTTCTCTGCGGCGCCGCCATCGTTGTACCGCTTAACCCACGCCGCATCAGACATCAGTTCTTCTTTCTTGGACTTCGCCTGCTCGACGGTCATTACAGCATTCCGGTTGCCGGGTCCACCCCCGATGAACTTATCTTCACCGATTTTTGTTCCGATCAGGTGCATCATCTCCATGACCGCGGCATAGCCGACGCCATCGAGTTTTTCGAGAGCCGCTACCGCTTCCGGTTTGATGCCGAGAGCAATCGCCGCGTTGCGCGCGACCAGCTTGTTCGCTTCCACGTTGACGCCCCAATTCGCTTCAAGCGCCTTCCGCTCGGTGACAAGGGCCGCCGCGGACACCGCCGCCCGCTCCGTCTCCTGGTCATCGAGAAACTTCTGGACGCGAGCCGCTACCGTCACGGCTGCGTCTTTCGGAAGGTGAGCATTGTAGGCACCTTCGCGGATCGTCGCGGCCAACGCCTCGTCGAGCGGCTTATCGCCCGCGCGCTTGATCGAAGTGAAGTCGTAATCCTTGGCTTCCGCCGGGGCGCCAAGGCGGCCCCAAAAAGCCCGGACTTCGTTCTCGGGCGAGGCTGGCTTGAGCAGACGGAGAATTTCGTTTGCCGGGGCACCAATCAGGCGCTCGGCCTCGCGGTGAGACTTCGAAGCCTCGATTGCAATTTCCTCGGGGGTCTTCGTGATCCATCCGCGGTTCTGCCAGTGCCCGACAATCTCGGGAGTGACGCCGGGTTTCCCCTCGTACCACGCAGCGGGAGGCGGGGTCGGAGTAGGCGTCGGAGTGGGGGTCGGGGTTGGTGTCGGATCATCAGCCATTGGTATTTTCCTCCTGTGTAATGGATTGGCCAGAGTACAGAGCGACGAGTTGCTCTGGTGTCAGATGTAGATGTTGCTGGATGCGGAGCCACACTTCACGGCGGCCCTCAAGTACCAGCGTCTTGTCCCGATCGTTCGGGATCACGCATGTCTCATTCGCGCGGCAGAAGATTGAGAGGTCGTTCAGGACTTCCCGCCACGCGGGCGAAGTCCACACGAGTTGGTAAGCCCGCTTGCGCGTGCTCACGAAATTGAATGCGTCCCTCCATTGCATCAGTGCCAGCCCTCCCTCATGCGGCCACCGGCTGTTCCTGTGGCACGCCGGCCGCAACCTGTTTCGCCTTCGCACTCATAAGCGCCGCCTGCGCGGGGGCCGCCTGTATCTGTTGCGCCGCCGCCTGCGATCGAGCGCGGCCTTCGCGCTTCGCCTTGATCTTCTTGTCGTCGGCCATCCAACTCGGCTTGACGCCGTGGATTTCCGCGATCTCCGGGACCGCAACATCGAAGTCGAAGGGGTCATAAACCGAGGGGTCCTGCGTAATCTGCGCGACCCGATCCGCCACTTCGAGCGTCCGCATGAAACCGGCCGCCTCCTGGGCGCGCATCGCGCGGGCCATCGGAGACTGGTGAACCATCTTGTAGGAGCCGGCCGCTTCCAACAGACGCGGGGGCATTGGCAGCAAGAGCTTCTGTTCGGACAACAGATCGAGTTCCCGATCGACCGCGGGACCGCGATACTCACTCTGTTGACGGCCAACAGTCGGCGCAAGCAGAATGCCCTTCTCGTTCGTCCGCTCGATGACTTCCGTAGCCGTCATCTGCGGGGTCTCGGTCAAAATCTGAAACAGTGTGACGAGGAAGGCGTCGTTGATAAGCGACCGCTCCATCTCCATCATCTTCTCGTTGATCTGGATGTTTCCGGTCGGCAGCACATGGACGAGCGGGCGCCCGTCCGCATTGACGCCGCCCTTGTTCATGGCACCGGGCCGCAGCGACATATCCACAAGCCCGTCATCGCCCACGAGCAAAACGGGGTCAGCCGCGCGATGACCTTGCTTCAGGAAAGTCCGCTTCTCGGCGTTGAGGGTCTTCAGCGCCGGCAGAACCATCATGGCCGGACTGCGCCCGTAGATTTCTCCGGGGGCCTGTTCGTACCGGGACGCCACCAGCGGAATGCTGTTGTAGCCGCCCTCCTGCAAGACGCACTTCGCCTTCTCACAGACATAGCACGAGGAGTAAAGCAGACTGTCGCTGCTGATCTTCTCGGGATCATATTTCTCGTTCGGAGCCACGCGATGCAGGATTACGAACGTCTCCTCGCTGGCCGAGTTCAATGCCTGCTCAAGTTCCGCCGGGAACCGATCGGGCCACGCCTCTTTGATCTGCCGGGCATTCCACCGGAACCAGCGGATGAACCCATCCACGATCCCCTGATGGTTCTCACGCAAGAAAACCTGCCCGAGCGGAAGGGCCTTGTAGCGGAGCCCGCGCGCACCGTTCGGTGCCACGAGCTTGTCAATGAACAATGGTGCCGTCCCGTAGGCCCCGAGGGAGCCGTACACATTCTGGTTCTGCGCGCTGAAGTTTGCGACCGGCGCATAGCGATACTTGAACAGCTTGCGGGTCGTGTCCTCAAACCAGAGCTTCGTCGCGCGATCCTTCATCACATAGTCGTCATCCGCGACCACCGCCTCATACATCATGTTGCGCGGAGTGAGCAAACTGTCGCAAATCGCCTTGAAGCGACCGAGGGCCATCATCCCGCTCGCATCCACTTGCCGCGAGGTCTTCTTTTCCCCCGGCGTATTATAGTGCTGATAGGTGAACGTGTTGACCGAAGTGGGATCAATCAGGGACGCAACTTCTTCCCAATGGCCTTCGAACTCTGCACGATGCGGCTGCATCTGCGCGAACTCGCGCAGGACCATATCCACCTTCGCGGCTTCCGCATCGGAAATGATCCGCGGCATCCTTGTGTCGTTGGTCACGCTGCCATCGTATGCCATCAATAACCCCGATCCGGGACAATGCCCCAGGACTTCCCGAACAACTCAGACGTGGCCGGGTAGAGATCAGAATTAACATCCGAAAGACTGGACCGACGCTTTTTCCGACGCTCCTCCTCGTCATCCACCCCGTTCATGACATTCGGCCCACCAAGTCCGAGGTCCATGATCGCATTCGTGAGCCCCCCGCCGCTCCCCCACTGAGAACGCGCAAGCCCCAAATTGTACATCGCCTCGGACGAATTAGCCACCGCTGTACCCTCCAAACAACTCCGACGCCGCAGCACCCGTCACTTCCTCGCGACGGCGGCGCAGGGCTTCCTTCCGGCGCTCCTCCGTCTCAGTCTCCAACTGGAGCATGAGCATGTCCCCAAGGCCAAGTTCAGTCGCGGCCGGCGAGAGCGCAAAGTTCTTCGGGTTGGCGAGCGGCATGGGCGAAACCCTATAGTTCGACCGGCAATCATAGGGGATAATTGGCTAGGGGTCAACCTAGCAGTTTGAGAACACCATAGCTGCCAGCGCGGACATTCGGCCCTGTCCCTACCGCCTCGCGCTTCACCCGAGCAATCAATGTGCCCGCATTGGCCCCATTCCGCAGAATGCCACGGATGACAAACATTCTCCGGGTAGCCCCATTGCTCGCGGTACTCGCTGTGTTCGCATCATAAGCCACCGCACCACGGAAAGCCTCCACCGTCACACTCGTCCAGTATTGTTGCTCATAAATTATGGCTGTAGGAGACGCAGGGCCATTGACTGCAACGTCGATACCCGTAGTCACGGCGTCCGCATCGCAAATCAAGAAGAACTCGAAAGCATAAGTCAAATTCGCGAGGACCGCCAAGCCAAGACCAGAAACATCCGCAAACGCTGTACCGATTGCAGTCTGGTCGCTCGCCTTTAGCGCGACGGCAGTAAACCCGAGCCCATTAACGCCAGGGATACCTTGCGAACCTTGGGCGCCAGGATTACCCTGCGGACCCGGATTTCCTTGAGCGCCTGGGATACCTTGCGGACCTTGAGTGCCCGGAGCCCCATCATTTCCAGGGGCACCCTGCGGACCTTGAGCGCCCGGAGTACCTGAAGCACCATCGTTCCCAGGATTACCCTGCGGACCTTGAGCGCCCGGAGCACCATCATTCCCCGCAGCACCAGCAACGCCGGGGATACCTTGCGGGCCGGTAGCTCCATCGACGCCAGGATTACCCTGCGGACCCGGATTTCCTTGAGTGCCTGGGATACCTTGCGGACCCTGAGTGCCTGGAGCACTCTGTGGACCCGGATCACCTTGTGGACCCGCGGGACCCGGAGCCCCATCATTTCCAGGAGCGCCCTGCGGACCTTGAGCGCCCGGAGTACCGCTCTCACCGGTGGACAAAGCCTGACGCAAATATGGGGTATGCCTCAAAGTCAAAGCCATCCGAGCTATTTCATGGTGGTTCATTGTATCCGCTCCGCGGCACCGGGCGGTAAATTGCGGCCTCGGACTTGATTGAGGTTCTTCATATCAACCTTCAGTTCCGCGAGGTCTTCCTTCACCCCCGCGAGATCGGTGTGCATCTTCCCGGCCGAGAATGCCAGCCCGAGCAGGAACACCAGCACTGCCCATGAAACTTTCGTGTTGGTGTCGAGCGTCATTTCTTGCCCCACCCGCAGATCGCCTTACCCTTGCGATTGTGCTCGTCGGCCTGTTCCTTCGTGTAGCGGGTATCAACGCGCGACCAGTAGATCGGCTTTGCCACCGCACAGAAGCGGGCAGCGTCCACCGAGGGCGATCCGTCCCCGAACGTCAGGCAGAACAGAATGCAGATCGCCTTGAGTTCCATGCCTACTCTCCAAGCGTCCACTTCTCGCCGGACCCGACCTTGCCGCAGTCGTGACACATGCCGTGTACGTCATAGCGAAACTTATAACGACCCTCGGCATCGCCAACGTGGTAGCCGCGAAGCCAACAGCGAACGCGGCGAAGCCTCTGGATCAGCAGAGCACGGAGCATTAGTCACCGATGATCGAAGGGGATTGAAGCAAGAGCCGAAAAGATAATCCCGAGTACCACCAAGAACCCAACAACCCCGATGATTGTGAGTGCGATTTGTCCTGCGTCCATATTTACCTCCTGAAGTCCTGGTCGAATGCACCATCGTCCGTCTTCGCGTGTTCCTTCACCGCGGCATCGCCGGCCGCCTTCGCCGCGGCCTCCTGCTTGTCGCGGGCCTCAATCGCCTCGAGTTTGACTTCGGCTTTGGCCCCGGCCCGAACCAGCAGGGTATTGAAAAAGGTAGTGACCGCGATGAACGCTTTAAGCGCCGCCGCGATCACCGATGCCCAAGAGAACACTTAGGCGGACAGCTTCTTGGCCAGCCAGGACCAGATGCCGACACCGGCCGCAACCGCAATCACTTGGACTGCTTCCGCGACACCCGGCGTGAAGAATGCCCCGAGCAGAGGGTACTTGAGCGAGAACCAAGTGAGGCCCGCCGCCACCGCAGCACGGACATAACCGGCGAGCTTGTCCGCGCCGAGAATGGAATTGAGGAAATCGAGAAGCATGAGATCGTCCTTTCGTTAGAGGGAGGCGAGATAGCGCGTGAATACCCATCCGGTCTTCCCGGCATTCGAGACACGCGACCAGTCAGCATTGCGGGACTGGATAACAAGGATTTCGCCCGAATGCAAGGTCTCAATAATTCGGTACGCCGTACTCGGGCCAGAGCGCATATTAAGCAGGGAAACCCCGACTTTCGCCCGCTGTACCGCTGGCTTGATTGGCTCCGGGAGGCCCTTGGTCATGATGATGCGATCGAGATACCAAGTCTTCGTGTCGTTCCAGAATTGCTTCTGCTCGCGCACCGAAACGTGGACATGTTCCTTGTGCGCGTTCGAGCCAGTGTAGGGCCGCCACACCCACGGGCTCGTGAGATAGTGCGCGATCCGCTTGCTGGAGATGATGTACTTTATCCGGGGGTCGCGGCCAGCAACAAGGGCCTCCGCGAGATGATGGGCGTTGAAGTCCGCTGCCGCGGCCGGCACCAGATCGCGGTCGAAGTCGCGCGCAGAAACCACCCACACTTCCCACTCAAAATCCCAAATCCACGCATTGTGATCCGAGTTCCGGCTCTGGTGCGCCTCGTCCCCGATCCCGCCATCGCTTTCCTTATCCCGAAGCGGCCACTTCGCATTGATCTCAGTTCGCAGGACTTCGAGTGCCGGCGCAACAATCCATGACATGAGGAGCCTCCATGAGAGGGCAGACTTCTAAACTCAATCGAGATCGAAGTCAACATCGCGGGCGACCAGCGCAGTCTCCCGGCGAATGTCTTTTGAGCCGAGCGGCACCGCCCGCGCAAACCGCTTCGCCATGATCGCAATGCGGGTCGCACTCATGATGTCGTCGCGCTCTTTCACGATCAGCCCGTCCTTGCGGTGATAGAGCCGGAACTCCTCGAACCAGTCCGACAGGTGCGCGGCAACTTTCAACCGACCCGTAGTCATACGGTCCTGCATCTCCATGATGCCCGCCTCCGTCGAGTTGCCGCCCTCAGGCCACATCGCCGGTCCCGGCAGCATGTGGAGGCCCTGCTTCTTGTAGAGGGTCGCCATGCTTTCGCCGGCTTCGCCCTTGCGCTGCGTCCCGTCCTGCGGCCAAGCGACCGGGACCGCGGCACCACGCGCCTTCATCGGAACCGAGTGCTGGAGCGGCAACTGGTCCTTGACGCGGATGGTGTGGAGAACGTGGATGACATCGTTGTCCTTGTCCCACGCGATCAGGACCGCGGCGAACGGATGGCCGATGCCGAAGTCGATACCCCACAGCAGAACCCAATGCGCGGGGATGTAGGAGAGCGGCGCCTCCATGATCGCCTCGTCGCTGATCTGGAAGATGCGACCCGAGCCGAGCATCGGGATGCCCTTGGCCCGCGCTTCGCGCTCGTGCGCGGGATAGCCAGCAACACGCTTGGCGCGTTCCTCGGCCGAGAAGTGAAGCGCATCGTCGATCGTCATGATCGTGATGCTGCGATCGGGCGAGGGCTCGTTCAGGAAGCGTGCGACGACATTCGACATCCCCTTGAGTGGGGTGAAGGTCATGAACATCATGCCATCGCTGGCGAGCCGCGTCAGAAACTCGGAGTAGATGCTTTCGTCGGGTTCTTCGTCCGGCCACCCGAAGTCGATCGTGTCGGCCTGGAACTTCGTCCGGCCCTGTTCGTAGGATTTGAAGCGAAGGATGGAAGTGCCATCCACTTTGCCATTCGTCTTGTGCTTGACCTGGATTGTGTCGTAGGCGTCCGTGACCCCTCTCGCTAGAGAGGGAGCATCCACGAACGCATCCTTCGGGATCAGGCCGGTGCCGAGACTGTCGGCCACGCCGGGCTCACCGCAGAGTTTCTTTTGCTGCACGTCGCGCACGACCGTCGAGCTTTCGCCGGCCGCCCATCCCTTCGTCGGATGCGTGAACCGTTTTCCCATCCACCACTCGGGATACTCGCCGGTCAGGTGACACGCAGTTTCGAATGCACCAGCCTCGGTCTTGCCGACTTGGTTGCCGGCCATCAGCAACCGCTCGCGCTTCGAGGCGCCGAGATCGAAGAACTCGACCTGCTTCGCGTAGGGCGCAAAGAAATTGATCTTGCGATACGTCTTGAGGGACGCCGCCGCTTCGAGGGTCGCGAGGATTTCTTCGAGCTTGGCTGTCATACGCGGCGGTACGCGATGACGTTCTTGAGCCGATAGGGGCCTTCATAGACCCGGCCGTTGAAGTTCCCCGAGTGGACAATCCAGTTTCCTGGCGATCCGCCGACAATCTGTACGACATGGCCGCCGCGGCGCCCGCGCGTCGAGACTACGATGACACCGATCCCAGGTCCACCAGCGGGCGCTCCCACTCCAATCCAATTCTTCGCATACCAGAGATCACGCCGTGGAGCCCCGAAGATGCGGACAGCCATGTGGCATCCGCACCAGAGCGTCCGCGGGCACCCGGCGGGTCGATCGAAAGAAGATATTGCACGCGGCGCAGCCTGCGAAATTTCGACGCCGACGCGCTCTTGCGCCTTCGCCCGCGACAACACCGCATAGGACAACAGAATGAACGCGGCTGTAAGGATCACCGCACGAACAACATTCATCATCCCTCGTCCTCCTCTATGATCTCGGCTTCCAGAAGTTCCTCAAGCACCTGTACCTCCCCGGTCATAATCCCGCCTCCGGTCGCTACAGGCTCCAGCACATCAACCGCCCGCTCAGAAGGGACTTCCTTGAACTCCACGTCGATGACCCCGGCCGATCCGAGGAGTTTCACCGGGTCGAGGCCCTGCTCGATCGCCAGCCGGCGGATACGGTCGATCATGGTCGCGTCGTCAACAGTGTGCTCGACCTGAACCTTGTGCTCGCTAAGGGCGTGGAGGCCAACCCGGTTGAGGAGCATCTCGACCGCCTTCAGCCGATCCTTGGCCAAGGCGCCATTTCCGCCGCGGACGATCTCCAGCAACACCGAGACCGCTTCGAGCGAACCGGACTTCATCCGCTTCTTGGCCTCCTCATACATGGCCTCCTGGACTTTGCTGTCGTGCGCGAGGCGGTGCCCGGTGACGCGAAGGGTCTGTCGGTCGCCGCTGTAGCCGGCAAGTTGCGCGGCCTCCCACTGGTCGATCGACGGCCGATCCAGAATGGCGGTGACGAACGCGCGCTGGTACTCGCTCAAGGCAAGCATCGCAGGCCCGAGGCGGCCGGGGTCGGGTAGGGCGACCTGAATGGGTAATTTGTGGTGCGTCATGATACGGAGTAAGCATGGAGGCCCCGGTAAGTCAAGATTGGCGCGGAAAAACTGTGGACAGCCATACCCATACCGGAAAGGGGGTATTCCGGTCGGCGACGGATATTATAGGAAAGCCGCGGGAGACAGAGGTCGGCCCGACAGACGTTGCACAATTTTATTACGGGGGTACGCCGGCGGGCACCCGGTCTATTCGGTGTAAGCCCTTGATAATGCTAGGCAATTCATACATAATATACACGCGCGCAATTATATTCCAAGGATACGCGCAACAATCGTGCGCGAAATGATATTGCCCCGATCATAAGCCAAGCACGCAATATTATTGCGCCCATGATCCAAGCCTATAGTCTGAGCACGAGCGCGCAATATCAGCCTATGAAATGATATGGGCCAAGCAAGAGAATAGGCCCTTGACATTCCCATTCTAGGCTGCTATGTTCGCATCGCTTACGTCGAGAGACGGTGAAACGGAGTTGCACGGAGTTTCACTCCGTCACGTCTCGACAAGAGCACACGCGAACTAGATAGCCTAGAAACTGGAGACTTAATATGCAAATCGGAACGCCCTATTCGGGCTCACTGCTCGCGCTCAATATCGGCGTGCGCGAGAATTGGAATGGGCGCATGTATTTCAATCCCGCGCTCGTGCTTTGGCTTGGTCCGTTGTTTCTCATGGTTCGCGCTCGCGGGCTTTGGGGCAAGCGGATCATTTATTACTGGCATTGACAAGAAACTAGCGCGCGGGCATTGTGCTCGCGCGCTAGAGCATCCTGGAAACTAGGACAATGCTTTACCTTCCCAAACCAAATGCGATAGCATCCGCGCTCGCGGGCATCTTGCTCGTGCTGGCGTGTGTGATGCTATTCGCCTAACCTGGAGCAATGACAATGGATGAACAAGTTTTTCTGGTGATCCTTTCTAATAGCGGCGGGGAACTAGACCGCCGCCAAGTACTAGGCGAGGATGCAATCCGGGACGCGGTTGTTGACCTAATCGCCAGCATCACACTAATGGATGGGGACACTATCCGCGTTCAAGTGGTGCAACAGTGAACCAAGAGCCTAATTTCCCGCGTCATACTGGCCACGGGGAACTATGGGAACCGCCGGTGTTAAAGGAAACATGGGTCGATCGGTTCCCGTGGGGCGCTCTTTCTCTTTTCTTCTGTGCTCTGTCGTTTGCATTAGTAGGGCTGTCACTCTACTTGCAGTGACGCAAGCTCGAAGGCTCTTTCTACTAGAGCCTTCCTGCGTGCGCCAATGGTGGCACACGAATAGGAGACGACAATGGGCAAGACCTATAAAGACATGCGAGACCGTGAACTAGCGAACGATCGGCGCGAGCATGGCCGCCGCATTGAAGCCCGGCGCTTGGCAAATCGCCCGTGGCAGGATCATGAGCACGAGATGACGGCGCGCGGACGTGTACTCGCGGCGGAAAGCGAAGCAATCAATTCCAAGTGACGCCGCGGCATAGGCACTAGGGCGCATTGCTCTAGTGCCTATCGCGAGGCGCCATGCCTCTTAACCTGGAGGGTTAGCAATGCTACTCGATAATCCACTTCTGCCCCGCAATCCCGCGCACGTTTCGGAACGTGCCGCGCGGTCACTATCGGCCATCGCTTGCGAAATTTCGCGAGACTGGCAGAAGGTCTATTTCGGCGCCGTGCCTTATCTCGCTGCAATGCGTTCGCTTGGCACGATCGAAGATCGCTATTATGAAGATAGCGCGCGTTCCGTTGTCGCCTATTTCCTTTCCAATGCTACTACATGGAAGGGCGACACGGCGCGGCGAGTGAAGAAAGAATTGAACGCGATGCTAAAAGCCTAAAGTGCCCGCTACCCTGGGCGCGCGTGCCTCGTGCGAACGCGCCCAGGGCCTTCCCTGCAAGACCGATTGTTTCGCCTACCATGAACAAACCTTGAACCTGGAGGAAAGACGATGAATAAGAAGCTCGCAGACAAAATCCTGTCCTATACCCATCGCACACAATCTCAGCTAGGATGCATCCTAGTTGCAGTGCTTGGGCAAAATGATCCGAACATAGTCCCGCGTTTTGAAGGTAAGGCGCATGTCACAAGTGATGGGTATGTGATGTGCTCTTTCATTACGCGCGACTATCAATATAAAATGAGCGCCTTTGTGGGATCATTGGCAGACTTGGAATTGAATGTGCGCGGGATTGCAAACCATGCCAAGCTTAACCCGAAAGAGCGTTTGCAATTTTATGGCGCCGTGCAAGCTTGGCTTGGGCGCGCAATCGTCGAAAAGCCCGTGCCGCCCTATTGGCAAGCGGTGAAAGACGGGCTTGTGCCTAGTGACGTTCCGAATTATTCTAAGGCACGGCGCAATGTACGCTAACCACGTCCCCACAATCAATGCGGCAATGCGCGCTTGCCCTAAGACTTTCGCGCGTGGCGTCATGTTCGCAATCCTAAGCGCGCGAGCATCTGGCCAACGCGCCTAGGGCCTTCCCTGCGAGACCGATTGTTGCGCGTACCGTGAACGAAACCCGAAACCCTGGGAGAACAACAATGAAAAGCCCGTTAGACCTATTCACTGCTTGCAGCATCGCAGAAGGCTTCTGCGGTGGCGAGAACGCGAGCGAGCAAGAGACGATTGAGGCATGGCAGTATCTAATTGACACGGGCGCCGCCTGGACACTGCAAGGCTGGTATGGGCGAACTGCCGCGCATTTAATCGAGCAAGGCATTTGCACGCGCCGTGTCAAAGGCTCAGACTTGCGCCTAACGCAAGAGCAAGGGGCGCGCTAATGCTATACGCTCGGCACGATAGCTACATGCTAGGCTCAGATTATACCGTCATGGCGCCCGACTTGGAGACCGTGCGCGGTGTTTGCAATCGAATAGTGCGCGGCAAATGGCCGGCGGGGCACTGGCGGATTTATGACTGCCATCCCGCCGACTGGTACAAAGTGACCGGGCATTTTCTAGTTGGCAAATGCCACAAGCGAAAGGCACGTGACAATGTATCTTAACCACGTTCCTACAATCAACGCGGCCATGCGCGAATGCCCTAAAACGTTCGCGCGTGGTGTCATGTTCGCAATCCTAAGCGCGCGGGTTCAATTCCCGCGCGTGCCTATCCAAATGAAGGAACTGGACCGCATGGGCGCCCGTGCCGCGTGCCTATGGGGATGGAAGCGCGGCGCCTTTGACTATGTGACGGAACATCGCGACACGCTCTGGCACGAGACGTGCGCCGCCCGCGATAGCGAGGAGGCAATCTTAATCCTTTGCCGCATTCCAGGCATGGGTATAGTCAAGGCGGCATTTGTCCTGCAATTTCTTGGCCATGACATTGCTTGCCTCGATACCCGAAACATTATGCGGGAAGGCTTAGACCCCCGCGCCTACCGATCGGACGGGCCGGCGTGTAAAGCCCGTCCGGCGTTCGCTCGCAAGGCCCGGCGCTATGTCACCCAAACGCAAGGCCGCGCGCAAGAACTATGGGATGCTTGGTGCGGGGACGTTGCCGGCGTCTATGGGATGCAAGCGGCGCAAATCTCAGCCATGCACCTTGCTATTGTGCCGGCGCGGCAACGCCACTTGACAAGCCCGCTAGTTCCGTTTATCGGCTTATCTGAGCCGATACCATTCTAACCCTGGAGGTAGAAGCCATGACGAAGAAGCACTTTATCGCGTTGGCGCATATCCTA